CCGGAAGCGTCCTAATCACCCCATCCACGTCCAGGTCATTGTTTTGGTCAAACGCCCGCAAAATTTCGTCTTCTCTTTGTCTGGCTACCCTTTCTGCCTTCTCGGGCCCGAAGCCTCCTTCGCTTTCCGAAATTTTCTCCTGCACCACCCTGATAAGGTAAAAATATCTCCTCACGTCCCTTGCGTTGTCCAAAACTGAGCTCTCAAGCCTCGTGCTTACCACGTTCACCGCCGGATATCCCTCGGGAATCGCCCTCTCATATGGGTAAACCCTGACGGTTCCGTCGCTTCCCTTGAGGCAATCGAGCCCCTTAAGGATGTTTACAATTGCCTGAAAGATTGTATCTCTCATAATGTTTCAAGCAAATAATCGATTGCGTTTTTAAACTCTCTTAGGGCGTCGTCTTTGTGCCTTTCAAACGATGGTATAAGGTATGGCCTGGGCCTAGTCCCCCTTCTGCTGATCGCGAGGGCCACTGCCCAGGGATTCATCCCCCTTTTCTCGGCCCACCTTTTCAGCGCGTCCACCGGAGGAAAGTGCGGCCTCGTTCCGAACTCGACCGGAGCGCCGTATGGCTCGGTCGGCCCGACGGTACCCACGACATTGTCCCTGCTCGACTCTACCTCGCTTATAATCGACCTTCTGAGGGTTCCTGTATCAACCGGCACCACGGCCCTGGCGCTGTCCCTTATCATGTTGGTCACCCTCACCATCGTCCTTTCAAACTGAGGCATAGCCCTTGCCAAACCTCCGAGTTTCTTCTCAAGCCCTTCAATTCCCTCTATATCAATTATCATCTCTGTATCCGCCATGGTTTTTAGTCTGCGGCTTTTAGCAAAGAAAGGTTTGCAATGTATCCCAAGGGGCCGTTCCACTCTTCCACCCCAATCACCTTTAGTTGCATTCCGGGGATTGTGGCCGTTCCTTCTGTCTCTATGATCATCCCTATTTTTATGCCCCGATGTGTCGTGATGCCCCTATACATTTTACCACTTTCCCCTTCGGGCATCAATGCCGTATATTCCGGCCCCAACGGCTGGAGCTGTATCTTAATGCCAGACGCCAAGATAACATATCCTTCTTTGTCGGCGTCTGCGCTGTCCGGCGACAGCTTCTTTAGAGTGGCCCTTTGGGGATAAAGCAAAAGTTCGCTCATTTTAGTATCTCCTAACGTATGGCTCTAAAAGCCTCTTCGCTCCTTCCAAAAATTTGCTTTCGCCGCTTCCAAAGGAGATGGAAATGCCTCCTTCTGATACGCTGGAGACTCCAAGCGGATTTTTTTGCCTAACGAAAATGTCCTTTGTGACGAGGTTTACTGCATCCTTTATGTCGTCCGGCAGGGTTTCATACCCCGCCCTGTATGACAGCTTCACGAAATAGGTCCTCTGTCTCACCTGGGCCAGATTTTTGAAGACGGCCTTTCCCATCGTCTGCAGTTCGAGGAAGGGAAAAACAATGTGGTATCTCGGCTCGGGTATGTCATATGTCTTGTTTCCGTCAGCATCCTCCAAAACCAGGCCGGTCTCGTAAGTGCCGAGCTTCAGCTTAATCCCGGAAACCGAGATTATGGGAATCTTCCTGGGAAAGACCACCAGGTCGAAGTCGGTGGACGCCATCGCCGGCGTGAGTTCATCATTGATGTCCTCGGCTATTGGGCTATATCCCAAATACTTGTCGACCCACGCCGAAGCCCGAGAAATCATTCCGGAAATGACGACGTCGTCCACCCCTGAAAAGTCGAGTTCCGGATTCCAGCTTTTGAATTCGTCAACTGTGATGTAGTTCATGGCAAAAAAATTATTGCGGGGAGTTTTCCGTTTGGCGCTTTATCCTCCGAGGGGAGGACCAGTTCCACTGGTGGAGCCCCGCACTCCGTCGGTCAGAGGGTTACCTCAGCTATGCCACGAGTCCTCCGATCTTGTAGAACCAGGGCTCGTAGATGAGCTTGAGGACTGTCGCTTCGACGATGAAGCTATCCTTGGCAAAGGTAGTTGTTGGAACGTCCATCTTGATCAAGGGAATCAAATCCTCCATCTCAACGCAATTCTCTCCGGCATCGGTCTTGAGAGTTCCAAGGATGGCCCACTCTCCCATATATCGGGAGGTTACGAGGTTAATTGTCTTGCCGGTGACAGGGCTGATAATGGATGCAACGCGAAGGTTTGCAACCGCAGCTCCTGCATCGCTGACAATTATCCTCTGAATGGAGCCAGTTCCCTGGAGCTCGTCTGCCAACGCCCTTGATTGACGAGGACTGAGGAACAAGTGGGTTGCTCCCCCTCCCTCGTTGAAGATGGCCTCGTCAAGCTCTGCCACCCCGCTAGCAGTCAGGAACCCGGTAGTTGAGGTTCCGCTGTTGGTGACAATTTGCTTTAAGAGACCATCGAAAGCGTTGGCGTCAACCGAGCTGTCTCCATTGATAATCAATTCCTCCTCTCCAAGCATTACCTCCAATGTCTTGATTCTTACCAATTCTTCCTCAACTGGCAAGTAGTCTTTGGAAGCTGCCACGTGCATCAATCCAACACTCACCTTCCTGCCAAGAAGCTTATAAGCGGCGGTCTTGACCTGGAAGGTGTGGCTTGTCTCGTTGGGTGTTCCCCCATCAGCAAATGTTATCCTGGTGCCGGTAGCACCGGGGTTCAACTTGGAAGTCAATTGCTTCCAAGCTGTGGCTTGCCCCCTACCAGTCTTTCTTGGCAAGAGGCTTCTGATGGGAGTTGCCGTCGGGACAATCAGCTTCACCACCGGGTCAAGGTTTTCCGCCACGAAGATGCTTCTTGTGGCTGGAGAGAAGGTGTAAGTATTGGCGGTGACGGTGGCTTTTCTAATCGCTTCCGCAACCATTGCCAGTGTTTGCTCTTCGTTCAAAACGGCCTTCAAAACCTCTGGTTCAACGATTTTGTTTTCCATCTTCGGTTGCGTTTTAAAGTAAACCGATGCTCACCGACCTTTATTGGAGCCTTTTCAGCTCCATTAAAAGTCTCTTTTGCTCGAAATATCTCTTTTCGAGATCTTCGAGCTTCCTCTTGTATTCCGCCTCCTTGATCGGATTTTCCTTTCCAATCAAGGATTTGGCCTCTTCGTATGTCTTGTCGATCTCGGCCTGAATCTTCTTCAGCTCCTGCTCGACATCTGCAATGCTCTTGTGAGCACCGGACGAGGCTCCTTTCTCGACCAAGTAAGAGGCGACTGGTCTAGATGCCCTTGGTTGCCTCTTAATCTCCTCCAATTGCTCTTTTAGAGAAGACACCTCTTTTTCTATCTTCTCTACTTTAGCAATTGAGGCATTAAGAGCGTCAACCTTGAGGGCTATCTCTTCCAATCTTCCTCTTATGGCCTTTGAAAGGCCCTCGATTTTTGCGACCTTTTTTTCTTCTTTGTTTTGCGCTTGCGCGCTTTCTGCTGGTTTTTTTCTTTCTTCTGCGCTTTCTTCTGATTCTTCCTCTTCAGATTCTCCTTCTTCGTTTTGTGGCGTTTCTGCCTCTCCATTTTCCTCTTCGGGCTCTTCCTCGTCTGGCATGGCTTCTCCGTTCTCCGATTCGAGATACTCGATGGTCCAACCGAGCATCTCGACAATCTTGCCAAGTTTGTAAATCAGCATCTCTGGAACATCCTCGCTTTCTGAAATGGCGTCAAGCAACGCTTGGGTATTGTCTTTCAGTTCATTCAGGGCCTCTAAAATGTCTTGTTCTGTCAACTCTTGAGTCTCTTGCTTTTCTTGTGGTTGGTTTTGTTGCTCCTTTGGTTCCTGTTGTTCCTCTGGTTGATTTTGAGGTTGTTCAACGGGAACTTCTGGAGCTGGTTTTTCTTCTGGTTTTATGTCTTGCTTTCTCATGTTGTTTTTTATAACCTGATCGACCTTTGTCCCCGCTTTGCTCGCGGGATTTTTAATGACCTTGTTCACATATTGCAATTTTCCCTTCTCTGTTTTGATTATTTGAAAGACGGCGTCGGGATTTGAGGGCCTGTCCACTATGCTAATTTCGTTCAGAATAAGCTCTTTGATCCGATTTCCCACCTTTTTCAGAACCTTCCCGCCGATGGAAAATCCCTTATATACCCCTTCGACAATTTTTTCCCACGCGTCTCTGTCGACAATCTTCGCCCCTATCCAAGTGCCGATATCATCGTGGACATACTCCTTGGTCACTCCAACTGCCTTCAGTTGGTGCATCTCCCGAATGTTAGCAAATTTCATATAATCGTCCCATGCCTTCCTGATCGCCTCCTTTTCCACTATCTCTCCTTGCGAGTCCTCTGTCTCGGTCGAGACATACCCGTAAACCATATGCTGGTATTTGTCAATTTTGGAAAAGGGGACGAAAAATTGCGTGCTGTTTGGCATTGAAACTGATTTTTTGAGCTGGCGCATATTTTAGCTCTTTTTCATCTTGACCTTTAGCTCCTGGTATCTTTTTCTCAGATCCTCGAGCTTTCTCTCGAGTTTCTGATAATGCTGGGGTTCAGCATTCCACATCGCGTCCAGTTCCGCCCTGTAAAGCTCGTCAATATCTTTCAAAATCTTCTTAAGCTCCGCCAAGGCGCCGTTATCGGTCCTAGCCTTCTTTTCCTCTTCTTCTTCTTGCCAACTTGGCAAAAGTGCCCTCGCGTGTCTTGCGAGATGCTCATATGCCCTCTTCCTGTCGGCTTCCGTAATGTCCTTGATTTGGGGCAATCTCGCCAGAGCATTTCTGAGGTGTGGTATGTCCACGGTATCGTGCTCCAAGCCATTCCTCACATTCATATTATGGTGAGGCAAGAGTCTCAAATAGCGGGGGGTGGTTTTTCCCTCTTCGTCTTTTTCTCCGCCGGGAAGAATTAGAGCGAAGGCGGCATCTGGCAGTCTGTTAATGTAGTCCCTAGTCCAAACCGCCTTTTGCAAATCCGGCAACGACGCCTTGTGCTCCTCAATCCATTTCTCCACATCCTCCTTGGAAAAGCTTTCTTTCCTAAAAAGGTATGCCTGAATTTCGGTGCCAACCTGGCACACGCCGTTTTTGAACTGCCCCTTGGGGCATCCTATGACCGCCCTAATGCTTCCGTCGTCTTTGAGGTCGATTATCCGGAAGCTTTGGGCGTCAAACTTGTCCGGGCTCTTTACTCTCACTCTCCAATATTGTCCGCCCTCTTCGATTGAGATTTTCTGCATCTTCTGCAATGTTTGGTATTTTTCTACAACCTTTTTGAGGGCGTCCCATTTGAAGTTCGCCTTCCATCTGATGTAATAAATGAACCTCGCCTTTTTTCCCTTCCGCCAGGTCGCGAGGCAAATTGCGTATCTTTGGGCCTGGTCGGGATACTCTTTGACCATTACCTTGTCGCTCATGCATCTTGAGATAAAGTCATTTTTCTTTTCGTCTGGTTTTGGTTGTGGTATGGGCATAATCTTTTAGGTAAAATGACCTTTTATTCTCCCGCCCATCCGTATCCGGAAACGTATGGCGGGATTTCATATTCAAGCAAGCATTTGCAATTTGGATGTGCCGGGGGCCTGAAGTGTCCGCTTGGAAAGTCGGAGTTGAGCCCAATCCATCCGGCGCTTTCGTTCTCTCGACAAGTCTCGCAGATATTCAGCCCCGCGGTAGTCCATCTTTTGGAGGTTGCCTCGTTCCTGAGGGCCGTCTCATACTCTATCCTGTTGGTGATCTCTGCGCTCTCGGTGGCCACTATTGTTTCGGCCCTATAAGCGTAGGTCTCTGGAATCTTTTCCCTGACAATCTCCGCAATCTCTCTGCTGCTCAGGCCCTCCTTCTTGCCCCTGATAAACTGATCGATAAGCCATTGTTCGGTGGTTTCGTCCAGACTGTCGATTAACAGATCGACGTCGTTCATAAGCTCCCTTATCATGGCGAGATTTTTCAAATCGAACCTAACACCTATGACGTTTACCTTCTTAAAGGTTCTTATTCTGATCTTGTTAAAGAAATTCTGCCCCCCCAAATTGGCCAGCCACAGGTAAAATTCTCGGAGAAGCGTGACGTTGACAAAGTTTTTTAGCTTTTTAAAGTGCCTCCTGATGATGTCTCCTATTTGCTTTTCGTGGTGTTCCGTCCAGATGACATTCTCGCCAACCCTTACTTTTTGATCTATCTCCCTCAGGGCCTCGCTTCTCAGAAACTGGATTGCCTGCCGCAGTAGCGCCTGCTCGATTTCATTTCTGGCTTCCCTGTATTTTCTGCTTCTCTCGACGCTTCCAAGCAGGGGATTCACTCTCATTGTCTTGATCAAAAAGTCATTCAATTTTTTCTCCAGTTCCAATATCTGCATACTCTTGAATTGCTTTGCTAATGTCCTCCTTTAGTGACATCGCCCTTTGCATTATGATTTCCTGCCTCATCGCCTTAATTTGGGTGTCAAAAATTTTCCTTATCTCTTCCTTGGTTTTGGCGAAAAACAGCTGCGCCCTGATAAGCTTTTGGACATCCTCGGGAATAAACCTGCATTGAAATGGCCTTAACCTGTCCGCTCTCTTGCCTTTTTTGATAGCGTTCAAACACCTGGTTTTCCACTGGATCAATTCTTTGACAACTCCCTCCTCTTGGGTTTGTGGTTCTTTTTGTTGTTCCTGGGGCTTTTCGGCTTGGGGCTCTTTGGGCTTTTGCTCCTCCATCCTTTGCGAGGGCCTGATAAGGTCTTTAACCATCACCGGCCCCTGGCCGGTCATAATGAAATGGTCAAGGCCGATCGGGGGGAGGCCGTTCTCCTGCCTCCATTCGTCGACCGAGACAAGGCCGAGGGGAATCAGCATCCTTGTGATCTGCGCATCCCTGAGTTCGTCCTTCTTGTCGAGCGAATACCAGCTGAACTGCAAATGGGGACATCCGAGATCTATTTGGATAATGTCGTCGAAAAACTCCTTGAGGGTTTGAAGGATGGGCACGAGTCCCGCCTTCGTCGCAACTTCCTGCTGCACCTGGGCCGTGGCCCTGGACATTTCCTCGGTAAACCCTATCTCCTCCGGCGGAACGTCGAACAGGGCGCAGGTCTTGAGCATAAGCCACTTCTCATACTCCAAAAACCTCATGTCCTCCGGCCTCTTGGTGGGCACGAACCCGACGCCCTTCCCGCCGGGCATAAACTTAATCCTTGACTGGAATCTGGGACTGCCCGCGACAAGGGCATCGAACCATTCCTGAAATTCCCTAATCTGGTCTGGCGTCCAAGACTCCGGTAAAGTAAAAAACCCCTCGGGTATATTTCCCTCAGAAAGCAGGCTCAAGTTATACAGCTGTGCCCTTAATGCGGCGTCCACTCCAAGGATTAAGGTTTCCAATGGCGCAAGTCCGTAGGGAGTGTTCGATCTCGGATTCAGCATCAAATACACCATCTCGTCTGTGGTGAACTCTCCCTTCTTCTCGCCCATCACCCATTGCTCATACGCCACGTCCGGGGGCTCTGGAATGCTCCCGTCGAGGTTCACCCTTATGCGGATTGTTTCGGGGTCGACTATTACTAACTTTATTAACTCTCCGCCAATGGTTTTATCCTTCCAGACAACGGCGGCGTCCAGCACAAGCAGGTCCTCAACCAGCCTGCCCACGAACTCCCTGAATCGGGAGAACTTCCCGCCGGGCATATCGAAAAATTTTTTCACCCTCTCTATGTCGCTTCTGTATTCTTCCGCTTTTGCTCTTGGATCTATGGGGGTAATGGACCAATCAACCCCCTCGACTTGCCTCTTTCTTCTGTTAATGCAAGCCCTCGCAACGTCATACCTCTCGGACAGCTCGCGAAGGGTGCGGAAGTCTACGATCTTTTTCCACTTGTAGATGTCCTGTCCGGCAGTGCCCTCGACCATTCTGAACGGCGTCGCATAATGCAGGGGCATATCTCTTTTCTCCAGCATCTCTTGTTGCACCTTGATAATTTCCTCCTGCTGTTTGACTTTCTCCTGCAGGGGCTTAAGAGCCGGCTCGATGAATTTTTTATAGAAAATTTCCCGCAATGAGGGCATAATAAAAAACGGCTTTAACCATTACAAACCACCTCTCTTTTCGAGAAGCGATTTGCAGCGGTTAAAGCCGTCTCGCGGTCAAGCTACCGGGCGGTAGCTTTTAACCACTGCTTATTATAAGTTTAGCGCATTTTTTAAATTTGTCAAGTCTCGTTAATGAAATGTCCACACTTGCAGACCGCCTTGGCGTGCTTCCTCTCTATAAAAACCGTCTGATGATTTTCAGTCCTCACCTCTATGTAGTCCTCGTTTAAATACTTCCCTAGTAGTCTTCCGCAATTGGGACATCTCCAATCCTTTGGCTTTAATTGAGGTGTAACTTCTCTCATTTCTTTTTGACGATTTTGCAGATGCGACTGATGCCGTCGCTCCCCTTTACCAAAACCTCGCCCCTTTTCAAATGTTTGATGATCCTCTGGTCGGTCAAGTCGAATCGCAGCAGGTCGCCTGCGTCCTCGTCATGCTTGCAATACAACGGCTTGCCATCTAGGTCATAAACGACCTTAAGCCTGAAGGCCCAGGGCTTCCCGCATATTGGACATTTTTTCCTTCGTGAAGCCATGTTGGATTCGCTTTTTTTATTTCAACTCTTCTTTAAAGTTTCGCAAATCATAACAGTGGGCCTGGAATACCTTTTAATCGTTCGCATCGCCGCAAATTATTTTATTTTTGAAATCGCTGTTCATCTCGCCCAATCTTTATGCGCGCATTTTTTAACCTTGACCTTGCATATCGGGCAAATGTCGTTTCTTTTGAGCTTCCTGAGGTCGACTTGAGATTCCAGCTTTGCCATTTCTCTCATTCGTAAAACGTCCTCATACGCCCTTTCGAACAATTTCCTCCATTGCATACCCACTCGCGTCCCGGACCAATCCAATGTTCCGATCCAATCATACGCTCTTTCGACCATCTGCGCAACTTCCTTTGGGTGTTCCATAACCCACTCCATTTTGTCAACCAAATCATTTACGTCAATAAGGGGCCTAATCCTATTGTTGTCGTTTGGCAAAACCACGTAATCGTTCGGCGAGGCCCCACTTTTAACCAGGATGCCCCTTTCCCCGTGCCCCGTGATTTCCGGCATAGACGTGTTGTTCGGCACTATCACTGGTCTTTTCGTCGCCATCGCCTCGGGAATTGAAAGCCCGAAGCCCTCCCCGAGCGTCGTGGAGAAGACGCAGTCGACGCAATTGTATATCTCGTTGAGCGTCTTTATCTCAAACCCGTAAGTCACGGTGAACATTTTGGGGTTTGGGAAGCTCCAATCAATTCCGGGCCTGAGCCCCAGCTGCTTGGAAACCTCCAGAAGGTTAATCCCCGCCGGGTCGTCATATGCGCAGTGAAAATAAAAATGGGCGTCGTTCTTGCCCTTTCGGCGCCTCCTTTCGAGAAGCATTTTACAGGCCAACATGCTCCTGAACATGTCCTTTCTAGGCTGGTTCCTGTTAAGGTTCATAAAGATGAACTTTCTATAGTGCTTTTCTCCAAAGTAGAATTTCCTCTTCTGTATCCTCTCCTCTTCGCTCCAGCTCAGAGGACAAAACTCTTGTAGGTTAACTCCGTGGTAGATGATTGTCATTTTGCTTTTGAGCAGGTCATATTTTTTCTGGTCTTCCGGGTCCAATCCCTGAAATGCTCTCAGGCATTCTCTGTATCCATATTCCGTGTACGCCACCGGATAATCGGCGAGCAATACGGACTCCTCAATCCACCGCTTTGAGGGCGTCGCATCTATCGGGAAATAAAAAATCCACCTGAACTTTTTCTCGGGTGGCAGGGCGCTTCTGATTTTTTCTATCTCCGGTCCAATGGTGGCCACAATGAAAGTGTCTCCCAGCACAAAGACAAGGTCGTATTTCCCAGATTGGAGCATGTCTAAAAACTGCTGCCTCCCATATAAATCCCTGTAGCCCGGGCCTATTTTGAGGGCGTTGAGGGCGGGATAGAGTTTGTACGGAAACTTCTCCCTGTCGTAGTAGCTCCCGTCAAAATTCACCGCCACCCAGTCAAAGTCGTATTTCCCGGTCTCGTGTAGGACTCTTGCAATATTTCTGGACACCTGCGCAAAGCCGGTAGCCACCGTCGGGCTGTCCGCCCAAACCAAAACTCGGATCTTTTTGTTTTGGGCATTGGAATTATCGGGCAAGTTGCCTGACATATTCATCTTTTCCTTAAATCGAATACAAAAAACCTGCCCGACCAAAGCATTCTTTTGGAAGTGGGGTGATTCGAGAACTCTCTCTCTATGTCCTTTCTCTCGAACTCGGCGAAGCCTAGTTCTCGGAAGAGGGCCTCCCACCACTCTCTCGGCTTTAAGTTAATGTGGCCAAAGTGCTTAGTGAACGCTATCACCATAACGGCGTATTTGTCGCATACCTCGAAAATTCTCTTGATTGAGTCCTTGGCGTATTTTTCCGGTATGTGTTCCAGAAGCTCCATCGCTGTTACCAAGTCAAACCTCCTATCGACGCCCGTCAATTTTGGCAAGTAGCTCTTGAAAATCCTTTCGCCCCACCAGTATCTTTTAGCCCGGGCCAGCGCATAGGCGGAGGGCTCGCATCCGTATGCGTCCACCCCGTTTTGCAGGAGGTATTCCACGGAAAACCCGTAGGCGCACCCTATATCAAGCGCTGTTTTGATTTCACCTCTAAACATTTTCAGAATGATCGCAAACAGCTCCCGCACAATCCCCCTCGCTTCCTCATAGCTGTGGTATGCCTTTGCTCCCTTGCCCTCAAAGTATACTTCGTCATACTCCTCAAAAATTTCCCCAAACTCCCTCTCCGTGTCGTCATTCATCATCGTTAATTATTAGGTCCTCGTCCTCCGGAGGAGTGAAAATTGACCTTTCCCGTGGTTTCCAGGCATAAGTGTCCACGGTCACCGGTCCGGTCCCCGATGCGATGATAACTTGTGTCTCAACCATAATAATTTCTGGCTCCTCGCCACGTCCTTATTCTTCTATCTTGGCAAGCAAATCTGGTTCTCTCCCGCAATGTGGGCAAATTTTTGCGTCCCGATTCATCGCTCCTCCGCAAAAGGAACAGCTCTTTCTGCTGCTCTTTGCGATCGTGTAATACGCCACTCCCAAAATTCCAAATGCGAGCCCGACCAGAGTGGCCAAATTCACGTCCTTCCCCTTCTTTTCCGCCATTTGGTAACAAAGCATCGCACAAAGGATTCTTAAAATGAGCCAATCGACTACTTCTGCGAACATAGATGTCTACTTAACTTGACGACCTTTGAATTAAAATCTCCCGTATCTGCGATAAAAATCATACCACTTTTGCACCTGGTCCTGGGGGCTCTCCTCCCTGGTTTCGCTTTTGATATATTCCAAAAACCCGCTCGTTTTTTGGCTACACACATTGTAACACACTCCCGCCACGGCGTCCGTGACGTCCTTGCTTCCCCCGGGCGGATGGTCAACTTTCTTTCCCTTAACCAACTCTAGGCGTTTGTATTCCTTAACAAATGGCTCGTAATAGTAAAAATCAATCCTGCCAGTGTGTAGCAGCTCCTTCAGGGTCTCGTAGGCCCTGGTGTCCTTGTCGACCGACAGCACGTCGGCGTTGATCCCGTTGCTCCTTAAGATTTGAATGCTATCGGCGCTTTGAAAGCCATCGAAGGTCACAAGCTTAATGTTAAATCCCCTGTCGCGCAGGCTGTAGACTATCCTCCTTACGTCCTCGAAGATTATCTCTTTCTGCATCCCGGGTTTTATCTGCATCATCAGATCAATGTAAACCTTGGGCTTCCTGACGCCGCCCTGTTCGTCAAACCCGCCGAGCTTTCCCATTGCAAGCCCGCAGGCATCCTTCCTGAGCCCTAGGTCAATGTGTATGTAGCGGGGCTCGGAATCCGGCGCCTTGAACCAGTCCTTGAACCTCCCAAGTTCGTCCACCGGGCTCTTCCTCCGGTAATTGCACGCCCGCTCAACTATCTCGGGATCCCTGTCAAACGCCTCCAGCGCCAGGCTCGGCTTGGCTCCAAAATCCCTCATGAACCTTTCCGGGTTTGTCATGGCGACCTCATAAAAGTCCATCGGCACCCTCCAGGTCTCGTTTCCCGCGTTAAAAACGAACTCCTCCTTCTTCATCTTGTCCCTATCTTTGACTTCCCAGGTCTTGTATGACGTCGCGTAGACATATTCCTTGTCCTTCATCTTATTATAAAGGCGGGTAATGAAATCGTCCACATACCTCGGCGCCGAGATCACGAATATAAACCCCCTATCGCCGAAGCGCGAGATTATCCTGTTTTTCATTGTGGTGTAGATGTTCTCCGCCACGGACTTCTCCTCGTTGTCCAGAAACCACGCCGCCTCGTCTAAGACGCCGCAGATGACGTTCATTCCGATCGGCATCGTCTCCTGGCTGTTTCCGCAATAGAGCGTGACGTTTTTTCGGGGAAACCTTATCTCTGTCTGCAGAATCTCCGGCTGGTACTCCTGGAAAAACGGCGAATTCTCGATCATCCTCCTGATGCCCGCAAAGATGACGTTCTTGGCCTGCAGGGCGTTGACACCCATGTTCACCACTGCAATCGGCTTGTCGTCCGTGAGGCCGTAATACTCGTGCGGCCTCTCAAGACACAGCAGGTAATGCACAAAAAGGCAGGTTATAACCTCGGCCAAAAACGACTTTCCGCTGCCTATGCCCCACAGGCATATGGCCTCCCGGTATTTTCCCTCCAAAATTCCCTTCCACAGTCTCTCGCCCTCCTCCTTAATCTTTTTCCAAACGTCCTTCCCGATGCCCAAATAGTAGGGGCTGTCCACAAACTCAAGGAAGCTTTGGCACGGCATCCTCTCGAAGTGGGGGTTTTTTATCAGGAAGAGCACCTCCCTCGGATCCGCCTCGGCTAAGCGCTCTCTCGAGTATCTCAATGATTTTGTTTCTGCTCTCCTCATCTAGTTGGTTTATTAGGCTGGCCAATGCTTTGTTCGGGTTTGGGGGCTCGACCTGTATGTCCCCCTTCATCTTGAGCGTCTCCCCCAGCTCCTCGGCTATTTCCTTGCCGAATATCAGTTTCATCATTGCCTGCCAGAAATTATAATTCCCCTTCAGGGCCTCGCCCAGCCCCTTCACGATGATTTTGACCTTCACGGGATCGGGAGTCTCCCCCAGGCTCAGCGCCTTTCCCACCTCGATCAGGGCCTCCCTCAAGTAGGTCTTGAAGTTTTTGGCGCCCTTCGGCCTGCCTCCCTCCCCCTTTTTAAACTGGTATTCCTTGGGTGGCTCTTTGTATGGCATAATTCCCCTAAATTTCCCCTATTTTATGACCTATTAACTCCATAAGGCTTGGTTGCTTGCCTTTATAATTTTTTCGCCTTTTGACCTGTAAATTTTTCCCATCTATTTATTATAACCTCGCAATAAGTTTCGTTTATTTCCATCATATAACATTTTCTTTTAAGTTGTTCGCAAGCAATCAAGGTTGATCCTGATCCTCCACAAAGATCTAAAATTATATCGTTTTGAAAACTGCATCGCCTTATTGGTTTTTCCATTAAAGTTACAGGCTTTTGTGTTGGATGTAAATAAATATCAACTCTTTCTCTACTTTCAAGCCAAATATTTAAATTTTCAAAAATATATTCATAAACATCTACTGATTTTTGTAAATCTTTGTTTAAAATTTCTGTCAAGTTTTTAATATTTCTATTGATTTTGGGTTTTCCAATTGTTCCATATACACAAGCTTCGTAAACTTTATTAAAAGCATTTTGCGGAGTTGGCATAATGTTATTCTTTATCCATAAACACACTCTTTGTAATTTTATTTGATTTTCCATAAAAAGTTTTTGTAAAAGCCAAATATACTTTTCGTCGCACCAGAAAAAAATGTGAGCATTTTTTTCACAAACCCTCAAAGTATTTTTGATTAAAGAATCGAGAAATTGTTCGTATTCTTCAATACTTTTTTTATCACTGATTTTAGGTTCGAAAGCTAATTTTTTATTCACTGTGATCTTTTTACTATAATCCAAACCAATATTATAGGGCGGATCTGTAATTGCTAAAGTGCATTTGTTTTTTCCCATTAATCTTTTAACGTTGTTGAAGTTTGTTGCATCTCCACACATTAACCGATGATTTCCTAATTGGAATATGTCTCCTTGTTTTATTTTTGGTTTTTTTATTTTTTTAATTTCTTCTTCGAAATTAAATTCATCTTCAAAGGTTTCTAAATGAAAAATTTCTTCTATTTCTTCTTCTCCCCATCCTACTTCTTTTAAAAGTTCTTCATCGAAGTTCGCTAAAACGTCCAAATCCCATTCTCCTTGATTTTTATTTAAACGAAGGTTTAACTCTTCTGCTTCTTGTCTTGTTAAAGTTCTGTTTGGCACCCTCACATCAATTTCCGTTTCGCTGTCAAATTTCTCTTTTAAGATTTTCAATCTAAAATTCCCCCCGATAACTGTGCCGTCTGTGTTTATTATTAAAGGATCTGCCAAATTAAAACGCTCCAAACTCTTTTCTAAATCTTGTTTCTGCTTTTCGTTTGCCCGCCTCGGATTTCCCTCAAAAAATTTCAAATCTTTCAATTTCCTTTTTTCGGATCTCCAAATTATTTTATTTTCTCCATTGGCCATTTTTTGTTCTTCTCCTCGTAATTTTCAATTATTTTTGACGGCCTTTTCCTTTGTGGAGGAGAAAGGTGTCGAACCTTTAAGCACCGCCTTGCGCGCTCTCCGCCAGGGGGCGGAAGGCCGACAAGCAATGCTTCCCCCGGGGCTCCTCCAAAAAAGAGAGGGATTTCTCCCTCTCTCCCGGTTGCCTCAGAACGCCTCCAAAAGCGCCTGAACCTCCACGACCGAGATGGCGATTTGCTGGTTGATCGTGCGGAGCCTTGAGGTAAACGAGGCCTGCCACAGGTCAATCTCGGTGTCTTGCCTTTCCATCTCGTCCAGGATTTTGTTGGCTTCCCAGACGAGCTTTGTCACCTTGTCAAGCTCCTCCTCTATCGCCTTCTTCAGGCTCTTGGGCATCTCCGGTCACCCCCCTAATAGCGTCCAAGTCAGCTTTTCCACCAGTCTGTCCTCCTCGTGCCCGAGCAGGTCCTGCTCCTGGGCCGTCATCCTATCCTTCAAAATCCTAACGACAAGGTTGGAAAACTCTCCGACAACCAAGTGCATGAGCTCGTGCAATATATACTCCTCGAGGTCGAGCCGTGAGTCATACACGACAAGCCTTGCCTTCCTGTAGCGGAAATCGGGATAGATCACTGCTCCTTTGCGGTTCGGATGCCCCACTACTACCACCTGGATGTTCCAGTCGTTGAGGTTAAGCCTATCCTGCCATCTCCTCACCAACTCCTCGATCTGCTCCCGCATCCTTACCACCTCCTTCCGCCTCCATAATATACTTGAAGCGGAAGTCTTGGAGCATCATCTTGAGGCGGATCGCCTTGAGGATCGTTTGGCGGACGAACTCGTCATCGGCGTGACCCTCTGCGATTTTCGAAAGCTTGTTCGAGTAAGTCGAGTAGCCCCAGAGCTCCCACTTTCCAAGGCCCGTGAGCCAGCAGTAAATAAGTGCCTGAGTTGCGCCCGCATCCCTTGTCCTGTCCGGCATCCTGGCGGTCCAGTATGTCTTAAGCTCCATAACCTTGCCGTCTTTCTGGTCGATTTTGTCGGCGCACCCAATGATCAGCCACCAGTGGTTTGTGTTCGGGTCAAAAACGAAACGCCGGTATTGCTGGGGGTCGTTGAAGCCAAGCCTGTCATGTATCCTTTTCCCTTCCTTTAACACTTCGGAGGGAACCATCTCTTTCCCTGCGATGTCATCTGCCCTGTAAAACAGCAGGCTGATTATCTCCGACACCGTCAGCCGATAGCGCACGGCTTATCACCTCCTTTCTCTTCTCTTAAACAAGGGGGGGACAGCTCATACTGTCCCTCCCATCCCCTTACTTACCGGTCACATATGGAGCCTTGGCGTAGGGAGGGTTCATTACGATGAAAGCGTAGCCGTTCCAGATAAGCCATTCGCGGATAAACTCGCCGTCAATTGCGAGCTGTCCGCCCCGGATATAGTTGCCCCGATAGACCAGGACGCCGTGCAAGCATCCGATGAGATAGCCGTTGATGTCAAAGATGCCAGAACCAGAAGAGCCAGGAGCAGCGGCAATATCCAGCTTCAACTGGCGGTTCCACAAGATGCCATCGCTTTCTCCAAGGTCGAGCCTGATCTGATTGATGCGTCCTCTATCAATGCTGAAAGGAAGAGCAAGAGGTGCTCCACAAATCCACACCTCTTCGCCCACCTGAGCTGGAGTTTCGCGGAAGGTGGCGTATGGGAGGCCCCACACGTTGTCAAGCTGGATAAGAGCCACATCGAGAGCCTTGTCAAAGGCGATAACTTTGCCTCTGACCTCGTAAGTCTGGTCTTCGCGATGCTTAATGGTTACATAGTTGGCAGGCAAAACAAAGTATTGCTGGGCCTTAGGACGAGCGCCTTCACGCACTTTAACGGAAGGAGGATACTGGCTGATAATGAGGTCAGAATCGTCGTAGACGTCAAGAGGATTAATAGCAGATCCGAGGGCTTCTTTCTTTACGAGATACTCAACGACGTGGGCGTTGGTCAAAATGATGGTGGCTCCCACGACGTTGCCTTGCGGAATGGGAAGCTTATCGGAAAAGATGATAACCCCGGAACCGGCCACGACGATGCGTTCGGGTTTTGACCAGTCGCCATACTTGCATTTCCACTCGCCCTTCTGGCCGTCGGCGGTGACTTCCTGATACCAAGTGAGAGAACGAGTATACTTATCGAGATTGACGAGAACCTGCACGGCCACGGACCGGACGAACTTTTGCACGTCAGCTCCAGGAACGACTACTGACTCGGAAAAGCCGATGCCAAGAGCCACAAGCGCCAAGAGGACGACGCACGCTGCCAGCTTTTTTATGCGCCTCATCTCTCCTCACCTCCTTGGGGCGAGGCAACCCCAAAAGTTTTTAAGGAACTTAGGAAGCGGGCCTCCTCCCGCTCCCCTTAACATTATATGCCCCCTCTTGAGTGTTTGTCAAGTCCTCGTCGTCTTTTAAAAACCTAACCAATTTCTCCCGCTGCTCAAGATACCAAGCCTTAGTGGCCTTCGCCCTGTTCTTTTTCCTTTCGAGCAGGGCTTCTATCCATTCCTTTCCCCGCTTGAATGCGATGACAATATCAATAAGTTTGTCCGGCCTGAAATGAAAATCAAAATGGCATTTTCTGCAAAGGGGCACTCCATTGTCTATGTCATAACGGAGAGCAACTGACTTGCCCTTGGAAATGAAATGATGAATGTCTTGGGCCTCTTTTCCACAGACAAGGCACTTATTGCCGTATTTTTTCACCACTGCCAGCTTCCATAATTGGTCGCATTCTTTTCTCAAAGACTTTTTTGTTTCATTTGCTCTATCCATTGAATTAACTCATCGGTGGTAAATTCCTTTTTGCAAATTTTGCACACTAAAATTGTGTGGGGGCACAATTGCTGTCTCTCTAATTTCTCTTGTTCCTTCGCTTGCTTAATCTCGGCCTCCTCTTTGGTATCGGGCAAGTATTTCTGGCAAAGCTTATACCAGCTGATGGCCTTTCCCTCTTCCGCCGGAAGCTTGGGAATTACCTGCTCGAAGTCTTCCGCCGGAAACTTTTTGTAAAACTCGATGCATTTGTAGAGGTGCGATGCCGAGATTCCTATGTCCTTTGCCAGGGTTTCCACCATTTTTTCTCCGTAACCCGCCCTTTCGAAATTCATTTTGCTTTCCCACACTTCCTTGCCTAGCCTCCACTTCCCTTCAAGCAAGTCTATCGCCGACTTGAACCTCGTTTCCACGATGATTGCCCTGCACTGCTCCACGAGGAGCTGATACCATTCCTCTTGTTGAATGACAATTTGCTGTTCCATGTTTGTTGTTTGTTATTTCAGGGCCTCGGCAATGTCTTGGTCGCTTATCTCTTCGCTTTCGGAAAACTCCTCGCTCCTATCTTCTTTTTCTTCTTTAATCTCCTCTCCTTCTTTGGCCAGCATGTCCTTCGTAATCTTGTTCAGCTCCTCTACCTTCTCCGCAAGTTTTTTGATGTTGTCATTGATGACCTTTAAGCAATCGAAAACTTTCTCAAAATTCTTCTGCGTCTGGCTTCTCTCCACAATGTATTTGCTCACATAAATAATCCCATTTTTCCCGACGCTCTTCTGAATCTTGTATTCGATTTCCATCTTTTGGCCTATCAGTTTTTGATAGGCAGTGCTGAAGGTAAAGTAGCTCTCTCCATTCTCGTCAAAGACCCTAAATAGTTCCCACTTCTTTCCGGTCTTGGGATTTATTCCTTCTTTTATTTTTTGAACCTGCGTGATGACAATGCTCTTTTTCATGGATGTGTTACTGTTTGACCTTTTGGAAGGCCTTTAGTTGCTCGTGAAAGGCAGTCAAAATCTTTTTTATGCTTTCCCACCTCCTTTCTGAGGGCTTGTAGGGCACGAGCGTTACTTTAAATGGTGCGGAAAATATGCCAAGATAAACCTTCTTCTCGAACGCCCGATATATGGCCTCGAGCTGGTCTTGGTAGCGCGGGGGAATTTCTCCTGCTTTTAATATAGAAAATGGATATTTTGTCTCAATCACAAACTCGGGAAATACAAAGTCTGGCTTGACCACTAATACAATCTCCTCGTTGATTTGGATTTCTTTTTTGACCTGCGGGCTGTACTTGGCTCTCGTTTTGGAGAAAATTTCATTGAGCATATGTTCATAAGCAAGGCCGGTAAGTATCATCCTCGCTCCCTCTAGGCCTATTTCTGCTTTTTCGAAAAAATTCTCGGGCTTCAGGTATCCCCTGCGGATTGCGTAAATTTCAGAGGCCCAATACCTGCCAATTTTCCTTTCCTTCTCTTCTTTGTCCTCCTCTACAAATTTTTTAAGAATCTCATCGAGTTTCATTGTTCTAAAGGAATGTCCGGCTCATCGTTCTTGTCCGACCTTTGGACTCTTTCATAGGCCCTCTCGGTAAACTCCAACGAAAGCTCGAAGGCCTTTCTGGCAAAAAGCTCGAAATCCTGAATGCCGATCCCTTTTCCTTGGTGTGCCAGGCCTATCAAGTTGCACAAACTGCCGAATGGCATCCATAGGGCCTCCCTCAAAAATTTCTCCGCCCATTGATCCGGTGCCGTTATCTTCTTGGTCGTCCCCTCTTTGCTTTCGTATTGCTTCACATAGCTATCAAGTAATTTTTTTATCAGCTCCTGCGCCTTGACGCTCCCCGCTCCCGACTTTTTCATCTCCTCCCTTAGTTCTATAAGATTTTTAAGTATTTCGCTTGATATCATTAATTTTATAATGCATTATAAAATTTCCCGACCTTTTAATCTAAAAACTTGCGCGTTAAGTAAAGCAAAAGGTTCTCCCCCTTGACAACGTATCTTGGCTTGTTCTTGCTCCCGTTGTTGATTCTTTTTGCCGGAAGCTTTCCTTTCCTAATCTCCGCCAAAAGGAAGTTATAGTCGGGAAACCCAAGAGTATTCCTAATCCACCCATTCCTCACGATGTCAATCGGTCTGTAGACCTCTTCCGGATCGATCTCTCTCAAAATTTGCGAAATGGGTTTAATGGGCGCATTGTGCCCGATTGCGACATATTTGCTGTAGCTCTTCTTGTTCATGGTATTTTTGCATTGGCTGACCTTTACAATATACCCTTTGCCAGGAGAGTATTTTTAAGCTTTTGGATCAGTTCCCTGATTTTTTTAAAGTCTCCGTATTCTTTCGGGGCCTCCAGCCTCCTGTAATAGGGCGCCTGCTGCTCCTTCGGATCCTCGAATATCCCAATGATGTATCTCGCGTTAATCAATTCCTTTCCGAGCTTTAAAAATTCCGCCCCCTTCAAAAGCAAAGCCTCTACCTTTCTCGCTTCTTCGTCGGTCAACTCTATTTCTCTTTGGCCAGCGTTTGAGTCCCTAATGACAAGCCTCATTTTACTATCCCAATTTTTGATTGTTTCGACCTTTCTTCTTTAAGATAGGCGATCAGATCGCCTAGTTTTTGTTCGAGGGCATAAGGAGTGGTAATCCTGGGCGCATACTTTTTCCCGAAAATTGCCGGCAAGGTCTTGATAATCTTCTCTAGCGTCTCTTTTCCGAGTTTCTGTAAAAGCCTCTCGATGGCCTGTCTTTGTGTCTTGTTGTTGAAAAGCCTCTCATACGCCGGATTCACATACTTAAACAATCCTATTAGGTGGTTGATTTCCTTTCCTTCCGGGGATTGCAAAGCCTTGCTTTGCATACTTTTAGTATTATTATTTTTTTGTTCATTATTATTGTTCGTGGTCTTCTTTTTTACCGGGTGGTAAAATAATTTTACCGGTGTTTCTTTTTTACCGCCTTCTTCTTTGAGGTGCGAAACCTTGAGAAGCGTGTAAACGGAAGATAGCCCCTCTCTTTTGTCAATTTTGATTACCATGGCTCCTTCCAGTTTTTTCAGGGATTTTAGAATAGTCGGTTTGGTAAGCCCTGTGAGCATTGACAATGTCCGGATCGAGGGACGGCACTTTTGGTTTCCGGACGAGGCAAAATAACAAAGCGCCATGTAAACCAGCTTATCAGAACTGCTAAATCCTTTGTATTCCATAACGCATTTGTGCACCCAGAACCACTCGCTGTTTCTCATATCCCTAACCTCGAAGTGTTCGTCCATGCTTTTTAAAGTGCTTCGACCTTTTTTAAAAAAATTTTAGGGTATTTTTCAAAATTTGTCAAGCTATTTTCCCCCTCCAAAAATTCTATGCATCCTTTCTTCTTCCGCCCTTTTTTCAAGAGCATCTAAAAAATCGGCCCTTTCTTCGAGCTCTTTTTGGGCCTGGGCATATCCATCCATATATGCTTGGGCTATCGTTTTTACAATGTTTGTTATAACTTCAACCACTAAGGACTCTCTGGAATGGCGAGGGGATGCGGTCTTTACTTTTTTTTGTTTTTTAAGTCCTTTTTCTTTTTTGTGTTTTGGAGACTTCTTTTTGGCCATGGTTTTTTTATTGTTTTGACCTTTGATTTGCCTGGTATTTGTGGTTTAGGTTGGCAATGCTCTCCGCCAACCTTTCGAACCTCTCGATTTCCATCTGCCTTGCCATCTCCCTCATTTTGTCCATGATCCTTTCCCTGGCCTCGAAATACCCCTTGGGATTGCTGTCAAACAAGCCCGCCTCGACGTCCTTTTCCAGCTGTTCCAGGTCCGTTCTGATTTGTATTTCCAAAATTTTGGACTTGTTCATAATTCGTTTTTTTGTATTGACCTTTAAATTACTTAAGCCAAAGGCGGGCAAAAAAGGTTCCCCAAAATAAAATCCAAAAGAGGGCAAAGAACGACCACCAGAAAAACTCATTCCAGAACTCAAAGAACCTTTTGTCCGCCCGCCTCCGCCTAAGTTTTTCATTGTATCCCCCCATATAGCGCATGGTTGTTATTTGTCTTTTTGACCTTTTTCGCTTTTTTTGATTTTGTCGTAAATATACCAGGCCAGTATATCCAGGGCGTTATCCGTCCAATGCCAATTTCCAAGATCGTCGTCGATCTCTATAGGGTAACCATCGAATTCCAAATCACAAATCTCATCTTTGATTTTTTGAATTTCTTTGTCCATAATTGAATTCATCTTTTTTGACCTTTTTTACTAATACTGGTTTTAGTAATTCATAAAGCTTCTCATCGCTTACTTGGGCCTCCTCGCTTTCGCCCGTCCAGTTCCCGTTTTCGTCATAATATGCATAGCAAATAAACCACTCTTTACCAAAATCGGCAGGCCTCCACAAGCTGATTAGTTTTCTTTTTTTCATGGTTTTTTGTTTTTTTGACCTTTTAACTCCTTATTCCTGCTCCCTTTTGAACAGAGGGGGCAGGATAAAGAGTTAATCCCACCATAACCTCGCATAAACCACATCATTTTCCAGACAATCTCTTAATGCCCTTTGCAAGTTTTCATCAAAAGTTCCCTCCGTTTCTCCATTAAAATAATATCCAAACTCATCAACCCTCCATTTTTTGGCCATTGTTTTTAACCATTCCAAACCTTTTTTCGGAAGTTTGATGAAAATCGTGTCGGCGTTGTAAATTCCTTTGTCAATGTCTCTTAGGGGCATCAATGTCCAATAAGTAAATCTCCCGAAAACCACCCCCTTCCATTTGTCTTCATTTTCTCTTAAGTCTTTTGCAATCTTTTTTCCGTCAAAGTTGTTGAACCTTGTATTTTCTATTAGGTTTAAGATTATCTCTTGGATCTTGTTCATAATTTTTTAATTTTTTTTATTTTTCGACCTTTTTTGTTTTTTTTTGACCTTTATTTAATATAATTTTATGTTCTCTAAAAAAATTTGTCAATGGTTGTAAAATGTAATATTGATAAGGGTTTTAACTTCGCCGCTTTAAAATTGCCTAAAAAGAGGGCAAAATTGAGCTTGTCTTTTCTATTTCGTATATTGTGCGCCCGACCTTCAGGCAAAGAAGCACGAAGGCTATCGCCAGAACCAGGCAAAATAAAACGGCGGCGGAGACAAAGACAATGCGCAATGTTCTCGACGACTCAATCTTTTTTAGAATTTCAAATGCCATGGTGGTTTATTTTTTTATGACCTTTTAGCGGGCGCCCCCCTGAACCAATGGCTTCCAGCATTTTGAGCTCGCTTTCCATTTCCAGAGGTTTCCGCTTTTAATCTGCCTCGCAACCCACCGGGTGGAGCATTCCACGTCGAAGGCGCACTCGTCGGATACCTCCGGGTTGTGGAGCGAGGAGATCTGGTAAAGACCCCTATCTCTTTTGTCCACCCTTCCCCTCGCGCCTGGCCTCAAGGAGCTTTCGCACTTGGCGATGGCTATCAGCAGGTTTGGATCGACTCCCTCCTCCTTCGCCACCCTTTTTATAGTTTCAACGATGCCGGTTTGTCCGACGACTTTTTTTGCCTGGGGCATGGCCGGAATGGCAATTTCCCTGATAAATTCGCTCTCAAGATTAAATTGCTTCAGTTCCCGGAGCTCTATTCTTGATGCTTCCGCCAATTTCGCCTCTTCCGCCGAGTCTTTGCGGGGCAGATATTGCGACAGAATCAGGTACAAAATGGCTCCGATTATTATTCCCAATATCAGAAACCTTGTTGCAATTCCAAGGAGGCGCCTGGCTTTGCTGGGATCCTCATTCATAATTCTCTCCCTTTCCCCGACCTTTATTTAAAATAGTTTAATGAAATTTTTAAAAAAGTCAAGGGACAAAAAACCCTTAATCCTCAGTGGATTTTGGAGCTTGAAAAACCTAAATGGTAAGGGGGTTTTTACCGCTTGAAATTTGCTAGGCCTTTGGGGCTTCTAGCTTCTTGATGGCAAGTCGGAGTCCGGTAAAGGCTCCGGCCCCGAAGATGCCGAGCAAGACTTGGAATGTTTGTGCGTCAATCCATTTGGCGAGATAGCATATCGCCGAAAGGATGATGCACGCTGCAAAGATATAAGTTTTGTATCCCGAAAGGAATTTCATGGCTTCTTATTTTTGTTCCTTCGACCTTTGTATATATTTTACCTTGACCTTTTCAAAAGTCAATGCCGTATTTTTTCCCCTCCTCGATGACTTTTTTGGCGAAATCGAGCCCCCCCAGGCTTTCTTTGGTAATCTGGAAGGCATCGAGGCCCGACTCGTCAAATATCCTTTCTATGTCCTGGCAAACTTCATCGACTGACCCGCCAAGCCCAATAATGCTCACAACGGAAACGAATCCCGGAACGGCATAGTATATGTCCTCTTTTTTGCACCCAATCCTGAGCCTGATCCTGTCCCTGTATTTGGAATCAAAGTAGATGTCCAGCCAATCGTTGAGGGCGAACTCGCTTTCGAAGGTCACTATCCCGACATAAGGAGCCCTGATGTCTAGGTCTACCGGTTGTTTGTTGGCCACTTTCCAGACAATTTCCGAATAATTTCTGAAGTTCACCGTGTAAATTGCCGACAGGGGATAGGGCATCCTGCAGGTCCAATCTATCAGCTTCATTTCCCTGTCCTTTCCGACTATTCCCTCTGTAGAAATGGCTCCTCGGTAGTCATTCTCTTGTAAAAATGGTTTGATTCTCTCTGCCACTTCCCGGATTGGCGCGGGAAGGCTGTTGATGGTAGGCACCAACCTTCCAAGGTATACTCCGGTTCCCTTGACCTCATATCCGTATTGGCAGGGCTCCAGAAACTCATTACCATTGAAGATCAGATCAAATCCGGGCTCCACCCCCTTGGCCTCCTTTTGCACCAAAAAGTCAATGTCATCGGCAAAGGGCCCGAAGGCCAATTCCAACCTGGCAAGCTTCAGTTCCACCGCCTTGCTATACTTTTCCACCGAAAACGTCTCCTGCTTCCCCCGCCATATGTTGAACTTCACAAAAACTTTTTCGTTGGTTCTCTGGAGGATCTCCCTCAATTTGCTGACTCCCCTCACTACCTGGGTCTCCGGATAGGCTATGCCATACTGGTCCATTATCTCCAGGGCCTTGATCCTGTCTAGCTCCAATATCTCGGCCGGCCCGCCTCCCCAAACCGGCTTCCCGTATTTTCTCTTTATTTCCGCCACCAAATCCCCCTTTCCGCAGTCGGGGAAAAACACTATGTCGCAATCGGGCAATTCTTCGAAAAAATACTTAGTTTTTTTGACCATTCCCAACGCCGGGGCGTAATCCTCGAAAACCGGAAATCCTTTGTGGGCCCATTCAGTGAAGTAAGTCACGTCCCATCCGTCGTTTTGAAGTCTTAATGCGTGCTCAACTCCAAGTCCCGTGTCGTAAACGAGACACCTAACCGATGATGGCATTTCTTCATTCTGCTTTTTCATTTTGGGCATAATTTTGTAATGCATTATAAAATTACCTTTACCAGGTTTTTTTTGTAATGTAGGACAACGGATCGACATAGCCAAAATATCCGTTATTATAATTTTTCCACCAACCTGCGGGTCTAAAGCCAAAATGCAAATGAGCTCCAGTTGAAAATCCCGTGTTATCAGTCAAACCAATAAGTTGTCCCTGTTTTACTTTCTGCCAAAGCTTAACATAAACTTTTTCAAGATGAGCGTATATGGTTTGTGCT